TGTCAGGTATTGCACCTGCAGGTAAAATTGGTTGGTAGGGGTGGAACTTACTGGTCTAGTAGGTCTCCCCCCTCTTTTGAGCCTAACTACGCGAGTTAGACTCTAAAAGTAAAGCGTCTCTGACCCCAGCGGGATCAGAAAACCCTTTGCTCAAGAAGTTGATGTCAAACATCTTCTCCCCGAGTATCCGAGTACATACATTAATTAAATGTAGTACCGGTTTCGTAAGAGGATCTCCCATAAGAATTCCTTTACGAAGAGTGACACATCGGACTTCCTTATCCGATGTCTCACATCCAATCTTGTTTAGATAACCATCGGCTCTAAACAAGATTTTTCGTTCGTTGTAGCAAATTGATGCTACTAACTTACGTAAAACTACAGGGATGCCGCATGCGCGCATCCACTGTATTCCGAGTATACGTGCCACTTCGTGGTGCATATGATCGGTTGCTTCTCCGTAGTCCGTTGAGGATACGAAGACGTCTCTGTAGATATCGGTTCGACCGACACCTTCTACAGATCGGGTTGTTTCTCGTGTTAGCACGTCGAACATCCCGATACCTGTTTCTGATCCCATATAAGACTGAAACAGATTCCATCCGTGATTGGCTTGTGACATTCCGGATGTGCTGCTCTCAACCCCCTTTTGTAGAGGTTCAGCGCATAGCTTGCTGACTAGGTCGAGTACGACCTTAACGCAAGCACGGGTCTTGGTAACGCTTCTTGCTTTACCAGGTTCCTTTACCACCGTTAAGAAAGCAGTTCGTCTTTCTTCGTCGGTGAGTCTGATTACATATTCTAGGGATTTCCAGAAGATGTATTCTCCGGGTGTCATATTCGAGAGAGTTTCTCGATGTGTCACCTTCCCGGTATCCAAGTCGCGTATTTCGACTGGTGTCCCGGTAGTGCCGGTAGCGACAAGTTCTCTTATCGCTTCGGCAGTACCTCCGTCTTTTCTCGTATCTTCGAGGCAGGCAGAGGAAGTGACTGTGATTCGCGACTTTGTCGCTAATCCAGTCATTGATTTGGCTGGTAGTTTAGATATTGCATCTTCTACAGCCAATTGAATCAACTTCTTTTGAGTAACACTCAAAGGAGTTGGTTTTTCACTACATCCAAGTAAGAACTTTAATTTGGATTTAATGATTACGATAGGTGGCGGAGTTCCGCACCCTCTCGTTTGACACAGTAGCCCAACACGTAATGTGTATTGGTGCTCTGAGTACCTGGCACATTCTTTCCATATTGGATTGAAGTGCCGGAGCCAAGGTGCAGCA